AGCCGTGGCACGACAAGGTCACAAAACAAAACGCTGTACTTTACCTGGCCGCAGAGGGCGTGGGCGGCTTGGGCAAGAGGGTCAGGGCTTGGCAAGCACACTACGACACACACGGCGTCACAGATTTTCATGTGCTGCCAATGGCTGTGAAGTTGCTTGAAGAGCCAGACCTGGAGAAGCTGCTGCGTACCATCGATGCGTTCAAGGTGCAGTTCAGCATGATCGTCATCGACACAGTCGCCAGGACACTCGCCAGCACAGGGTCTGATGAGAACGACGCAACAGCGATGGGCCAGTTCGGTGAGATGTGCGGCGTCATACAACGACACGCCAAGTGCGCCGTCCTGGCTGTCCACCACAGCGGCAAGGACGCAGCCAGAGGAATGCGCGGCAGTAGCAGCTTGCTCGGCCTCAGTGACACTGTCCTGGCCATGACAGCATCAGAGGCACTTCTGACGCTAAAGGTAGAAAAGCAAAAGGATGCAGAGCCGGCACCAGACACAACATACGAGCTGACACCCATACAGCTCATCGATGACAGCAGCGCCATCCTGCTGCCCACAGAGGCCGCTGAGAAGAAGAGAGGGGCCAAACTGTCAGAGCGGCAGTTGATCGCCCTACAGGCGCTCAGGAACGGCCTGGTGGACATGCAGGCGACGCAGATGTCAGTCGATAGATGGCACGATCTGCACAAGCAAAAAGCGCCAGATCTGACCGCCGCACAGCGCAGAGATGCCAGAGCTGGCCTGCAAGATAAGGGTGTGATCGTCATTGATGGGGGCAAAGTATGGAATAACAAAGAGATAGCGGGAAATGTGTGATGAGATATAGTGTCATCACATACCTATCACATAGTGATCACATGCGACCATCACATATGTGTGTGATGTGATCCCCTATAAGGGATCACCTCATCACATAGTGATCACATCACACCTGGAGGATAGAATGGCGAAGAGACCAAAGAAACCTAGCAAGGCGTATCTTGCGCCAAGTGAAGCTGCCGAGCGTCGAATGCAACAGGCGTTACATGATTACGATGAAGCAGTGACCAAGATGGAGATGAAGTGGGGCGTGGATAGATTGCCCTGGCTTGCAGGTCAGAATCTGCGTGAAAGGTTCGAGGCGCAGATGGATAAGCTCAACAAAGCTATCGATGACCGCGTCGATGTGGAACACCAGGTCGATGTCACAAAGAGAGGGCTGGCTGCACTGGAGCAAGCTGCAATCAACAATGGACACGAGCCACTGTCAGGTGACTACATCGAAGCCGTCATGCCTGATGGCAAAGTGCTGGCCGTCGTCAGGACAAGCTACGATGTGGCAAAGGTCAAAAGAGAGAACCGTGACCTGGTCGTGTACTCAGCAGAAGAGCTGGCAATGATGATTGCCAAGATGGCAGCAGACAAAGCACCACTGCTGGAGATCGTCAAAGATACATTCCCAGGTGCCGTGATCGAAGACATCAAACCAAAGACAGACATGGATGAGATCCTCAATGACACTATCCCTTTCTGAAAACAAACGACCCTGGTCAGTCATGCCAATGAGAGCGTTTGCTGACCGCCAGCTCAAAGAACGTGAGCTGCGTGTCCTGGGTGCGCTGTGTGCGTTCACCAACAGAGCCGGAGTGTGCTGGCCGTCAATGGTCACACTGTGTGAGGTCAGCGGCTACGCAGAGCGAAAGAGCGTACACGATGCCATGAAGCGGCTGAAGCGTTACAAGTACGTCAGACAGCTACAGCCAAAGGATTACCAAGAGACCGTGACAGGCTGGAAGAGCAACAGATACCAAGTGCTGTGGGACGGTGACGAGCCACTGCCTACGTTTGAGGATGTACACATTGCCAAGCCACTACAGCTCGTGCGTGATCAAGATGACGATATGCCGGAAGGAACAGGGGGTCTGGGGGATAGACAACTAACCCCACACACTGCCGGTCAGCCAGGCCAGGCCGGCAGCTTGTCAACCGAAATCCAGTTAACAGCGGCAGAGATCTGTCACCACTACATCCGCGCAGTGCAGCAGGCGACAGGCCAGGTGCGCCTGTTCGACAACGAGATCACGCAGGCACACCGTCTGGCTGTTGAGGGCTACACCGCAGAGGCTGTGCATGCGCAGACGCTGGCTGTGTGCAGCGCAGCTCTTGCCAAGAGGGCAGGGGTGCCGGCCCTTGCTGACGTAGCGCGGAGCTTGGCAGATGCGTAGTGCGACGCATACGCTGGTTTGCTTTTGTACAGGGCGGCGTACATACGCACAGATGCGCTGCCGGCAAAGACGACCCCTTGGCCCCTGGGGGCTTACCGCTGTAGGGGGGTGTCTCACACAAAATTTTCGTCACAACAGGCGCGCGCAATGAACAGGCACAAGGACGATTGGTATCCGACGCCGCCCGAAGCCACGCACAAGCTGTTAGGGGTTGAGCGGTTCAGTGGCATCATCTGGGAGCCTGCTGCCGGTGACGGCGCTTTGGCCGAGGTTCTGACCCAGCATGGCCACAGCATCATTGCGTCGGACCTGAACGACTACGGCTATTGCAAGTCTGGCGTGGACTTCTTGATGGAGACGAGCCTGCCGGAGGTGCATGGCCCTGTGACCACCTTGGTGACCAACCCGCCCTATAAGTTGGCCGAGCAGTTCATCCAGCATGCGATTGACCTCGGCGTCCGGCACCATGCTTGGCTGTTGCGCCTCAGTTTTTTGGAGGGCGTTGGCCGCCACGAGCGGTTGTTTGCGAACCACCCGCCGGCCAGGGTGCATGTATTTAGCCAGCGTCTGACGATATGGCGCGGCGATGGTGAGCCGACATCGACTGGCACGACGGCTTATGCGTGGTTCGTTTGGGACAAGCCGCTTGGCAGTCTCAAGTTGAAGCCGAGGATTAATTGGATAGTGTAGGTGTGATGATGAACAGACTTGATTTGTTAGAGGCAGCGATGGTTGCGGTGCAGCAGCGCGGTGAGGCGTATGGTACGCCCTGGCAGAACCATGAGAGGATTGCTGTTATGTGGACGGCGATCATGGGTGTAGAGTTTACGCCGGAGCAGGTTGCGTTGTGTTTGGCGGCGATGAAGATTGCGCGGCTGGCTGAGAACGCGGACCATCAGGATAGCTGGGTAGATCTGGCGGGGTATGCGGCGACAGGATCGGAGTGTTTGCATGAGCGACAAAAGACCAACGGTTAGGCAGCGGCGTGTTGATTTGGAGGCGCGGGAAGCGGAGCGCCGCGAGGCGGTTGTGCAGGAGCTGGAGGCGATTGCGTCTGGCGAGGCCACTGATGTTATTCAGTGGGATGCGATGGGCCAGGTGACGTTGACGCCGAGTGATGAGTTGCCGGCCAGGGCCAAGCGCAGTGTGAAGAAGGTGAAGGTAACGCCGAATCAGTTTGGGAATGTGATTGAGGTTGAGATGCACGATAAGTTGTCGGCGTTGCGTCTGTTGGCGAAGCATCGCGGCTTGTTGGAGCCGGACGCGAACAGCTCGAAGCCGAGCATGATAGGGATTAATATTACGGGGCCGAAGGCTAGCATTGTGGAGATAGATGGCGATGGCGAGAGCAAGTAGGGCGACTGATGTATCACCGCGTCGGCGCAAGCAGCCGACGACTGAGGCGTTGGCTGGCTTGAACCTGGATTTTTCGAGCAGTCCGACTGTCTGGCAGTTTTTGAATGATGATAGTTTTGTGCGCGGTTTGATGGGGCCGGTTGGTTCTGGCAAGACTTTTGCGTCGCTGGCCGAGGTGATGTTGAGGGCTGTGAAGCAGGAGCCGTCACCGATTGATAATGTGCGCTATACGCGGTTTGCGGTGATTAGGAACAGCTACCCTGAGTTGCGGACGACGACGATCAAGACGTGGCAGGAGATCTTCCCTGAGAATGTTTGGGGTCCGATGCGCTGGTCGCCGCCTATCACGCATCATATTAAGTTGCCGCCGCGTGATGGTGCCGCTGGTGTTGACTGTGAGGTGATCTTTCTGGCGTTGGACCAGCCACGGGATGTGCGCAAGCTGTTGTCTTTGGAATTGACCGGCGGCTTTATTGATGAGGCGCGGGAGTTGCCGAAGGCTGTGGTAGATGGTTTGACCAGCCGCGTGGGTCGTTATCCTACCAAGGCCAATGGCGGCTGTACCTGGCGCGGTGTTTGGATGTCCACCAACCCGATGGATTCGGATCACTGGTGGCCAGGCTTGGCTGAGAAGAACCCGATCAGGGGCAAGTACCCTTGGAAGTTTTACAAGCAGCCAGGCGGTGTTGTTGAGGCTACAGCCGAGCATGAGGACAATATTTTTGCGGCGGGCAAGCACTGGGTCAACAATCCGATAGCCGAGAATGTGGGCAACTTGCCTGTTGGTTATTACGAGCAGCAGTTGGCCGGCAAGTCGCTGGATTGGATCCAGTGTTATGCTGGCGCGCAGTATGTTTATGTGCAGGATGGCAAGCCTGTGTGGCCTGAGTTTAGTGACAGTGTCATGTCTGGCGATGTGTCGATAGAGCCAGGCTGGCCGGTTCATATCGGGTTGGACTTTGGTTTGACGCCTGCGGCTGTGTTTGGTCAGAAGATGCAGAACGGCAGGTGGCATGTGGTGCATGAGTTGGTGGCGTTTGACATGGGCCTGGAGCGGTTCTGTCATCACTTGGTGGCTGACTTGCAGCAGCACTTCCCGAAGTCGGATGTGTTGATCTGGGGCGACCCTGCCGGCGTCAAGCGCGACGAGATCTTTGAGGTGACGGCGTTTGAGCATATGCGGACGCTGGGCTTGCATGCCAGGCCGACTAGCAGCAATGACTTTATGGTGCGACGTGAGGCCGGTGCTATGCCGATGAACCGGATGATCGACGGCAAGGCTGGCCTGGTGGTGGACAACAAATGCACCCGCACCCGCAAGTCGCTGGCTGGCGGCTATCACTTCAAGCGGATTGCTGTCGGGGCCGGCTATGAGCGGTTCAGGGACGCGCCTAATAAGAATGAACACAGCCACGTTGGCGATGCGTTTGGCTATCTGATGCTGGGTGCCGGCGAGGTGAGGGCAATCACGCGCAATAGCCAGTTCAGCAATCAGTTCAAGCAGCTCAAGGCCAACACAGACTTCAGCGTGTTCTGATGATCACCAGCAATCCTCGGATTAGCTTTGTGCCATTCCACTGGGGCCATGCCTACGCTATGGAGTTGCGGGAGTTCGATGCGCAGTATTTTCGATCTGTGCCTAATTTTCGGGACATGCTGCGCCAGTACCAGGCCACCGGCAATGCGCAGACGGCGATGGCCGGCGGCAAGATCATTTGCTGTTTTGGTTATGTGAAGCTGTGGCATCAGGTTGCCGAGATGTGGATGCTGACAAGCAACCAGGTTGCATCGCATTCGGTTGCGCTGACGAGGGGCGCGCAACGACATATCAACCACATTGCATCCCAAGAGAAACTGAAACGGTTGCAAGCCACTGTAAACACGCAACATGACCTTGCCATGCGTTGGGCTGATGCGTTAAAGTTCCAACGTGAGGGCGTCCTGCGGCACTACGGTGCTGACAGTGCCGACTATATGATGTTTGCGAGGTATTTTGATGGGTAGTTTGATTCGCGTGCCATCCCCGCCGCCACCAGATCCAGAGATTGCTGAGGCGCAGGAGAAGCAAGAGGCGCGCCTGGATGAGCAAGAGCGTCAGAAGTTGGCGCAGATAGCGGCGCGTCGTCGTGCGCGCATGATTGGTGGCCGCCGCTCATTGCTGTCGCCAGAGCGAGAAAACGCCGAGATGGGCATCAAAGAGACACTGGGGTAGGATATGGTTGATTTTTCTAAGCCACAGCCATCAACGCGGCAACAGGC